GTCATACAGTCCCGTGTGGAGAAAAGTCTGGCCTACACTCGGGACATGGTGATAAATCAACTACTATTATAACACCTTGGAACTCGAACATTCAGACTCGAGTTGTAAATAATAATTGCGGATATATTTTACACCACGTCCGTCATTGATAACTATTTTGGAACTGTGGATCCTATGACATCCTCGCTTAGCTACCTTGCCTGAGCCAGCGTTATACTTAGGCAAGGGGTCCTTGTACTTGCGATCGCTGTGAGGTCCCAAGGACAATCAAAAGGTCACAGCATCGATCTTTATTTTTATTGTTTTTGTATTTTGTTTTTGTTTTTGGTAACAAGCTTAGAGCTCATCCCTCCAGCCCATGGCAGGCATGGCACCACGAGCGCCATACGCTGTGTGTGCCATGCGGGCCATTCGAAGTGCCCCAGCCACTGCCCTTGGGTTAGCAGCTGTTCTTTCAACGATGTCCTGGACTCCATTGCCAACGTAAGATGCCACACGCTGAAGCTTATCCCAATAACCCATGGATGAGGGTGAATGGTACGTGTTTGCGGCATACGCTGGATTGGAAGGATCAAAACGCACCCTCCATTCGCAACAAATGAGGAACTGTAGGGGAATTCCTTCAGGGTTGTAAACGAAGAGGGGCGCCATCGCATCAAATTTGAAGGCAGGGTTGATGTTGGTGTACGTGCCATTGAGTGAAAGATACCTTGTCTCAAAATCGGACATAGCATTCATGTCAAAAGGCACGGCATCCATCTGAACCCCCCTTAGGGCAAGTTTGCCAGCGGACAACAGACGTGGATTGCTGTAGGAAACCAACTCTTGGGCCAATGCGTCCCAAGTAATTGTCTTGTTGGCCAGCCCAATCATCTGGCGGCATCGACCAGCATAAACGACTCCAGCCGTGGTTTGAAGTGCATTCGGATTCATGATTTGCACACTGAATGCGGCAGGAACCATACGGGCAAAACCCCAATCACTAGTGTTCATTGTATCGAACGAAGTGAGTCTGGTGTTGCTTGCTGCATTGACTGCAACCGCTGGATCGACAGAACTTTGACAGAAACATGAAGACCACATTTTGTCGTAGTTTCGTCCGTCGTAGACTGGACCGAAAAGCATGACAGCGTCCTTGAGTGAAAGCACCTGTGTGGTGCGAACCACTGTATAGTCGCCGATGGCACGCGGAAGTGGAACAGAACACGGATTAAAGGCGTCAAGTCCACATTGGATGGTGGCAGGTTTTGGGTTGTCACCAAAAGGTGTTGCAACAGAAACCGCCACATTTTGGGTGATGGCACGGAAACCGGCCACACCCTGAGCCACCCTTTTCCTCCTACCGGGAGCTCTTTGCTTGTTCTTTTTCTTTTTCTTGTTTTTGGCCATATTGGCCTAGCTTGTTTTTTCTTTTGCCCACGCTTAGTTTGTATGGGATTCGACCTCTTCAGGCCCGACTGTACATCTTGCTGTACCTGTTCGTCTCATACTGGCGTCCCCGTGCAGTCTGTCGGCACTCCGTTGCTGGTTCCCCAACGACATACAAGCTCCATGTTACATATGTCGCCAGGGGTGGATCAATCGCCACTCGGCTCATTGCAGTTTTAACCACCAAGATTTTACTCCCACCTCCTATTGGTGTTATGTGGTTGGAACGGCAATTCTCAGCCGGTTAGTGCAGCAATCGTAAGAATTGTCGTACTACGATTACTGCAGAAACCGGTAGGAGCCGAGATGACCATTAGCAACTTGGCACGGGAAACCCGATTTTGGGGACTTTAAACAGCAAAACCCCATGGTGGACTCCAACCGGAGTCAAGGAACCGAGCAGCACGTAGTTGGTCGAGGGGCAAGGAAACCCCTCTTTTCAATTGACCTACTTCGTAGCAAGGGACAGAGGTGCTAAGTTTTTCCTCTGCTGCTCGCTGTTCCTGCGGTGTTATCCCAAAAGCATTGTAGAACGACACTCGAGTCTCTTCCGCGACTTCGATTGAACGTTCAGAAATACCAAGGGAATTCCAATACAACGACCAAGCGTTTTGCTCGTTTAAGGCGGGTCTTTTAGATTCCCCGTCGCATGGATATTGGCAAAAATACTGGTACCAGACTGGTATGCCGGCGAGCCATAGCCTTCCAGCAACGCCAACTTCTCTGATCCAGTCATCAATTTTACCTTTGTCCACGAGCGCCACGCCAAACTTGTTCAAATTGTCGATGTTTGGCACCATGATCCAACCATCTGGTGTCTTAACTGGGTGCGACTGACAGAACTCTAATTTCTCGAGCTCATAAACTGGGTCTTCTAAAGTCATGGTAAATCCCATTTCTAGGAACCACTTCTTGAACCTTTTTGTATTAAACCCACTATAATCATCATTAGTCATTATGATTACAGCATCGTCGCCATTGTTGATCACGCGCGTGTTCATGATGCCTGCAACCTCCTTGAGGTAGACATACAACAATGCGCACATGATTATACAATTTCCGAGGCCAGTATTCATATCTCCACTACTTCTCTGGCCATCATCCCGGTAAGACACCCGATACTCGACGCCTTGATCGTCGAGACAATATGTCGTCGCTTTGGTCTTGAGCTGTTGTTTCAACAACCACCTTAACTCATTAATGTCTGGGTGGTCTTTATACAGCTCAAGGTAAATTGAATGCTCCCATTTCAGCATGTCGGTGCTCACATGCTGGTCAAATCTGGAAGCATCACAACCTATCCAAACCAGATCTGGATTTCTCTCAGTCTGGTCAAGAACCATTTGTGAAGCGTCGACAATGTTGGTTGCGACCTGTTCCGCATTCATTCCTTTCATTACGGTTGGTCCACCAAAGAGGCTGGCTAATGCAGTATACATTGGGTGGGAGCCATTAAACCCCTCAATTGGGGACAAGAACATCCCGAGACGTAGATTGTACTCAGGGCTCCGAGGCTGTATATTGCGTGGAACAGGATCTGGCTTCTTGGACAGATTTGACTTTTCAAATTTAATGAAATGATTGATCCACGCCTGCATTTCCGACAAGCCAAACTCGATGTAACTTTTCATTGCATCTGTATACCTTTTCCGTAATCGACTGGGGCGTGTGTCTATAAATTCAGACATCGTCATCCGGGTCGGCGTTGGTACTAAGGCAATTATTTTTTGTTTGACATCAGCCAGCCGCTTGCGCGTAACTCCTATTTTTGGTTGTGGAGGGGGGACCAGTGATTTGCCATCCTCGCTCTTGACAAGGAAGCGTCTTTCCACTAGTGCCCGCAACACATTTTTAAGGGAATGGTTATGTGCAGAGATTTCATTCCCATACACTCCCATTCCCTCTAGCTTGAAAAATTTTCGAACTCTTGGCTTTCTCACACCAACGGGGACTACCTTCACCCCACGTGTAACTCCAGGACCACCTAGCTCAGGCACAAATTCGTGCAAATTATCGGTGTAGTCCGTGGAGGTATCCATGGCAGCTGTCTCCCGAGGTATCCATCACCTGGTAAGAGATTGGCCAAGTCTGGGCTCAAGCGATCTCGCAATGCCCAAATCATCGTTGGTATAAAACACAACAACCCTAGCCAAGTCTTGATACTCAGCAATTGACTGCATGTTCCAACAATGAATCTTGAAAAATTCTTGAAGCATCCTATCGACGAGGCAACTTGTTGCTGCATCGATCTGCATCTCTCCATCTTCGCTGGTCTTGACCCTTAGCGATTCGGGTGTGAGTCTTGATCTCACATACGCCCTAATGTAGAGACATGTTTTTAGTTTTCGGGCTACTTTCCTTTTTCGCCTAATTAAACGACGTCGAGCTCTTTCCTTACTGGGGTCTTCTGCAAAGGCAAAGTTGACCAAACCGGCCATGCCCGCGAACGCAACGATGGCATGCTTAGGCTTGGCTACCTTAACAAAGACGGCAGTAGTTGCAGTGAGTGCTGCAATAGCAGAAGCAGTATTTCTCTTGACCATACCGCTTTCACTAAACAGATTGACCTCTCCGTCGATATAGTCTGGATCTTGTTCTCCGCACAACGCTCTATGTTCATTTATGCTCTCATCTTCCAGACGGCGTAAAAAAGCAGGGTCCAAGACCGGCAATTCATCTTCATCATCAGAATCTCTCCTGTGATTTCTGGAATAATCTTGCAGATCATGATACACGGGTGGCACTTGAGCCTCAACTGCGGATACATCATCAGGACCTTGTTCCTGCATGTACTCACGAAGTCTCTCCCGCGAAACCCAATCCTCATTGTATTCAACTGGGTAGAAGAAATAATATGCTACAGCACCAAAAGCAGCGGTGGCAACAGCACCGACGGTCCACAGATCTTTCCAGTCTGCGGATATGCGAAGCGCTCTTCTATAGGCACCTCCTTGATGGACAATCCATGTGTTTGGAGTTGCTGAAGCAAATGAGAATAAGTTGAAAAGTAGTCCTTTCACAACCAAAAGGTATTTCCTACTAGTCATGACGCGCCTTTTCATTGTCCTGCACCCCTGCTGCTGGAGCCCGAGTGCAAGACGGTTCAATGACGAAAATAAGGCAGCGACATTTCCAAAGGAAAATGCTTCCTTCACAAAGCTCATTAACACCAGTAGGCCATTCTCTGGTGATAGTAGAACTTCATCAAGGGGAGTCTGGAGTTGCGTTCCTCCAAGTAATGTGTTTAGCTGTGATACAGGCACGTGTACTACAAAGTACCACAGCAACGCAATGACCTTTACGGCCAGCACCACAATGAGAAGACTCATTTTGTGGTGGTCCCTAGCAACTAGTATACACCCGGGAC